TCCGCAGGTAGCGGAACGTGGTGCCGTTCTGCTCGTTGCGGAACGGCAGCACGTAGCGGCCGACCGTGCCGTCGGTGCCCAGCGCCAGGACTCCCGCCGCCAGCCGCGTCGACGCCTTGTCGCCGAGGGTGACGCTGCACAGCGGGTAGATGTCGGTCGCCGTCGCGAACGCCGCCGTGTTGGTCCCCTGCAGGACGATCTCGTAGCTCTCGTCGTTGCTGTCGATTTCCAGGGCCGTCACGTCGATCACGAGGAATGCGTCGAGCAGTCCGGCGCCCACGTCCAGGACGAGGGTGCCGTCGGCCGTCGCGGCGACGAGCGCCGCGGCCTTCAGGTCCAGGTCCGAGTCGTAGGTAAACTGCGAGTACATGTTCGCGCGCAGCACCGCGCCCGCGTAGAACAGGTAGGCGGCGAGCCCCGCCAGGGCGTGCTTGAGGAATTTCATGGTGTTTCCTTCCTTGTGAAGTTGGCGGGTTTGCTACGCGACGAACGCGGCGTCGCTGATCGACCAGACGCGCGTCGCGGCCCGGCCGTTGTAGACGGCGAAGCCGTTGTACCACTCGACGCGGGTCCGGTACAGCGGGGAGGTCTGGAGCTCGCCGAGGTCGCGAACGTCCACGCCGCCGTTCTGCAGGCCCTGCACCGCGCCGTCGCCGAAGCTCACGACGTAGATCGAGGCGCCGGTGGCGGCCGCGCCGGCGTTGTTGGACACCTCGTTGAAGCCCAGGATCGCGTTGTTCAGCTCGTCCAGGTCCACGACCATGATCGGCAGGTCGTTGTACTTGGTGACCGTGCGGCCGAACGCGTCCTTGTCGTAGGTCACGTACCCGCCGACCGTGGTGGTGCGCGCGGCCTGCGTGAGGCGGCGGCGCAGCGCCTTGGACATGAGCAGGTGGGTCGGGTTCAGCGTCTGGTCGATGGCCTGGTCGAGGATCTGCAGCGACAGCGGGTCGCCGCCGTTGGTCGTGCCGGCCGCGATCTTCTGCGCGCCGGTGATGCGCGTCTGCAGGCCGTCGAACTCGCGCGGGTCGGACTGGTTGTCGCCCTTGATGAACTTCTTGGTCCAGGCGAGCGACAGCGCGCGGATCTTCATGGCCTCGTGCGTGGAGCGCTGCGCCATGCCCATCGTGTCGACGATGAACTTGTCGACGTCGAGGTCGCCGCCGGCGATGACCAGGGCCTCGGTCACGGGGTTGAGCACGCCGGTCGACGGCGTGTACGCCTCGTTCACGCCGCGGAAGCCTACTCCCGGGAGCGACTGCTCGCGGTTGTACTTCATCGCGTTGCCGGGGATGGTGTCGAAGGGCAGATTCATCAGGATGTCGGACGAGCCCGCGTACAGCTCGATGACGGCCTGGCGCACGACGTCGCCGGTCTCCAGCTTGGCGGCCTCGACGAGGGTGAGCCCGCACAGCACGATGCCGCGCGAGTAGGCGAATCCGGAGAGCAGGCGCCCGGCCCGCGAGAAGAGCGCGAAGACTGGGAGCAGGACGAGGAGGGCCAGCAGCATGAACGCCGCGGCCGCGAGCTTGAGCAGGTTGGTGATGCGGGTTGCCATGGAAGGCTCCTTTCGCAGATCGGTTGGGAAAAATCGCCGGTGACGCACGAGCATCCCGCCCGGTCTGCCAGGGCCTCCGCCTCCCGCGGATCCTCCGGCAACTTCCTAACTTCTCGGGCCCTGCGAGGCCCCGGAACCTATCCCAGGTTCCGGGGCCTCGCGGCCCTAATTTCCTCCGCTCCGCGCCGGGAAACTTCCCCAAGCCTCCCGGCCGAGCTTGCCGCGGCAATATATACCCGCGCGCGGCAGGAGTAACCCAGTGCCTGCTACTTGCCCTGCTGCGCCTCGCGCGCCGCGGCGAGCTTCGCCGCGCCGGTGAGGTGCGACAGGTCCGGGGCGCCGCCCTTGCCCTTGCCCCCGGGGGCGCCTCCGCCGCTGGCGCCGGCCGGGAACCAGTGCGCGCAGTCGGCCCGCCGCTCCTCGATCCAGTCCTTGACGCTGAACGGCTTCTTGCCCTCCTTGTCGAGCACGGGAGTCTCCCCGTCGTCCCCGAACTGCACCGCGTCGCCGTTGTCGTCGAGAGAGAAGATCATCCTCGCCCGCAGCAGCGCGTCCTCCACGGCGCCCGGCAGGACGCCGGCCTCGGCCGCGGCCATGCGGACGTGGTTGTCGAGCACCCTTTCCATGAAGGTGGAGGCGACCTCGAGCGCCCCGTCGCGCTCCTCCGCCGCCTGCTTGACCTGGTTCTCCAGCTCGGTCCTCTGCTTCTCGATGCGGGTGGCGATCACCTTGTCGATGTGCCCTGCCTGGATGAGCCGCTTCTCCTCGTCGCTGGCGAACTGCGAGAGTAGCTTGCGGGTCTCCTCCGGGTCGATGCCGGCGAACGGCTTCAGCGCCTCGGCGACGGCCCTCTCCTGCGCGGCCTTGGCCTCCTGCGCCTCGCGCCGCGTGGCCGCGACGGTGTTCTTGAGGCCGGTCACGTCCTCGATCTCGACCTTGGCGGGGTCGAGCTTGAACTTCTTCGTGGCGGCGTCTTCGACGTACCAGGCGCGCTGGAACTCCGGCACGGCGTCGAGCTTGTCGACCTCCAGGGCGATGGCGCCGAGCAAGAGGCCGCGGCGCGAGAGGAAACCTCGGAGGCCGGTCTGGGCGTGGTCGACGCTGAACGGGCGGCGCGCCTCGAGCTTCACCGGCTGCAACGGCCCGCCGAACGTCAGCACGCTCAGCCAGATCGGGCAGCCGAAGAGGATGCCAACGCGCTCGCGCAGCGTCGGCTTCCAGCACGTGATGACCTGGCCGTTGTCGCCGGCGTGGGCGGGCAGCGGGGTGTAGGGCTTCTGGTCCTTGGCGAAGATCGTGTTGTGCTCTTTGAATTTGATGGGCTTCATTTTCTGTGCTTCCCCTCTTAAGTTGTCGCGACTGCGCCGCGCATCCCGCGCGGTAGGGCTGCCCGCCTCCCGCGGACCTTTCAGCTACAATTCCTCTCCAGCCTGGCGGCGCGCTCGAAGTCCTCGCGGCTGCCGCCGATCTTGCGCAGCGCCGAGGCCAGCGCCGGGCCGTGCCCGAGCGCGGCCGCGTGGTCGTCGGCCTCGTGCTCCTGCCTGAGACGCCCGGCCCTAGACTGGCGCGAGAACGCGCAGACCAGGGCGAAATTCTTCCAGACGTGCAGCCTGGCGCGGTGCCCGCGCTCGTGCGCCAGGACGGCCTCCAGCTCCTCGGGAGCGAGCGCGTCGCGCACCCGCCGCGGCACGCGGATCCTGAAGCCGTTGAAGCTCGGCGCGTCGGGCGCCGGCGCCAGCGCCATGAGCAGCAGGTTGGCGGCCACCCAGGAGGCGTACGCGGCCAGTACCCAAAGGAGCGCGCTCACCCGTACCTCGCCGCCAGCTCTGCCGCGGTCAGCGGGTTTCCGCTGAGGTTGAGGAGCTGTTCTAGTGTTATCTTGCCGTCGCGCCAGAGCTGGGCGCGCCCCTTGCCCAGCTGCGCGTCCTGCTGCGCCTCCGTCCTTCGCGAGAGCCACTCGGCCATGGTCATCTTTGACCGCACCGGCCCGCCTGACGAGGCGCGCGTGCCCTCGCCGATCTCGTCGGCGTCGATGCCGAGCTCGCGTAGAGTCTTCGTGATGGGAACCATCACGCTACGGCATCCCCAGTGACGCGGCGTGCCGTCCGGAGAGCCGCCGTCGTTGGCGAAGGGGAGCACGGTGCCGTTGATCGGGTTTCCGTCGAGGTCCCACTCCTGCCCGGAGTAGGCGACGCAGACCGGCGTCGTGTGCGAGTCGAATGTGGAGAGCTGGCGCACGCCCTTTATCGACCCGCGGTTCTGCCTGAAGGTCTCCATGCGCGCCGAGTTCGCCGCGGTCTGCACAGAAGAGTGCACGAGGGCGCGGGCGTTGGCCCTGGCCGTGTCCATGATGCCGGGAAGGCCGAGCCTGGGCGAGCCGGCCACGCGCGCCACGATCTGCTCGTTGGTCTCGCCCTGGGCCGCGCCCTGGCGCACGGCGCCGGAGAACCTGAAGGCCGTGTCCTTCGCCTGGCGCGCCCACCAGGCCGCCGACGGCGCGCCGTGGATCAAGGCGCGCGACGCCAGGCGCGAGAAGAAGGTCTCGGTGGGCAGCGCCGCGCCCAGGCCCACGGCCACCGAGGCGTCGGCGGCCGACGCCTGGCCCGCCACGCGGAGCGCGGCGTCGACCTGGGTCCCGAGCCTGGCGTAGTACGAGTCGATAGTCGCCGTGGCCTGGCGCAGCAGGTCCTGCAGGCGGCCGCGGGTGAAGCTCGATATGTCGCCCTCGGCGAGCCGCCTGGTCAGCTCGGCCTGCATCTCGCCCAGGATCTTCACGACGCGCGAGCGCAGCCCGGCCTCCATCCTGAGCAGGTCCAGCTGCCCGGAGAGGACGGCGTCGACGGCAGCGGCGCTTACGCCCGAGGGCATCAGCGTCTCTCCCTAAACCTGCGCAGCAAGAGCCGCCGCGCGTCCGACAGGGGCTTGCTGGTGGTGAAATGCGAGCTCCCCCTGCCAACACTTTTTTTCACGAAACGCAGGTTTGGCTGCTTGTCTGCGCGCACGACGAAAACTACAGGATCGACGCCCGGCTTGCCCATGCGCCTTTCCGCGTATTCGCGGGCCTCCTTTGCGCTCGTGGTGAGCCAGACCGATTTTCCGTTCAGCCCCATGCCAGGGAGAACGGTCTTGACGTTAGACGTTGTCCCGTGAAAAAGGCGTTGCTTGCGCCGGCGCGCCTCGGCCGCGGCCTTGCGGGCGGCGTCAGACCAGGCCATAGTTTCTCCGGTAGCAGATGAGTCCGGCACGATTGTGGACGACCAGCATGGCGCGTCGCGACCGCGCCAGGCGCGCGGCGGCGCGGACCGCGGCCGCCTTGGTGGGCTCAAGGAGAGAGGCGCGGGGCGAGCCCGTCTTGCGGACCGCCCAGCCCCCTCCTATCGCCGCGTGCACGTGGTATGTCATCAGCGCGAGAGCCCCGTCTCCGAGTGCCTGTGCATGTACTCGGCCTTCAGCCATTCGATCGACCCCAGCTGCTCGTAGATGTTCGGGTGCAGGTCGCACCAGAATCCCATCCGCAGGCCGTCGGCCATGAACCCGGTGCCGACGAAAGACTGCAGGTGCCCTGACTCCGCCCGCGACAGCAGGTCGCGCAGCGCGGCGACCAGCGCCTGGTTCGGCTCGCTGGTCGGGACCGAGCACCCGGGCATGGCGGTGACGCTGGCCTTGCCGCTCACGCCGCGGCCCTCCGCGCGTACTCGTCGCCGAGCTCCACGGCGCGCGGGTGCCCTATCCACTCCAGGACCAGGCGGTTGAGCGCGACGTCGCACGCGACGCAGAGCGGCCGCCAGGACCCGTCAGAGCAGATCTTCCACTGGTGCTCGGCGCGGTCGCCGCAGCGGGCGCAGCCCAGGCGCCTCACGCCCGCCTCGGTGTAGGGCTCGCGCCTGGCGTTCTTGGGGAAGTGGCTCACGCCGCGGCCCCGCCCTGGCCGCCTGGCTCTCCGCCGGGCAGGCCGCCCTGCTGCGCGAAGAACTCGGCCTGCGCCCTGGCCTGGTCCTCGGCGAGCTGGCGCTGCCTGTCGGCGATGCGCGCCTGCTCGTCCTCGAGATCGGCGTCGTGGGCGACGATCTCGCCCGCCTTGAGCTGGGCGAACAGGCCCTGGTCGCTGAGGCCTGGCGCGCCCTGCTGCCAGCCGGAGAGCAGGGCGGTCAGCATCTGCGGGCTCATCGGCTGCGCGTAAAACTCGCGGTTCAGCTCGACGAGCGCCGGCTTCGGATCCGCGTCGGCCCACTCGCAGAACCACTTGAGGGCGAGCGTCATGCCGAGCGAGAGGGTCTGCGCCACGCTCGACAGCGCCGACTCCTCCCCCTTGCGGTTGATCGCCCTGCTGTCGGAGGACTCCGGCGCCTTCTTCTGCGGCTCCAGCATGCGGGCGCCGAGGACGGCCATCTGCTGCTCCTTGCGGTCGAGGTTCTTCTCCAGGGCGTTCAGGCCGGACCCGGAGAACTCGACGTACTCCGCCTTCGCCTCCGGGTCGCTGGCCACGATGGCGGTCTCGCTGCCGACATAGACCTTCTTCGCGTTGCCGGCCGCGTCGCGCTCGGGCTTGAACCCGGCGAGGAAGAGCGTCGGGCAGGCGGTGAAGTGGCAGCCGTGCTCGAGGTCGGCGCTAGTGCGGTAGTGGCTGAGGTTCAGGTCCACCAGGTCGATCAGCGGCGGCTCGTCCACGTCCTTGGAGATGTCGTCGGTGCCCATGATGACGAGGGGGATGTGCCCGAGCGGCTTGTTGCCCATCTTCGGGTAGATGTCTTTGCCGACCTGCGAGAACTTCTTCGCCGCGTTCTTGCCCGTGGCCTGCGAACCGTCGAGCTTGAAGACGCGCTGGCGATAGCGCTTGCCGGCGGGGCCGTCGGCGTCGGCCGGCGCGTCGACAAGGTCTAGGACGCGCCAGCGCTTCTCCTCCTTGCCGGTGAACTCGTCGTCAGGAACCCACTCGCCCTCTTCGAGCACGGCCTGCACCAGCACCCACTCGTTGTTGACCGTGCCCATGCGCCAGTTGATGAGGCTGAATGCCGTGTAGGTCTGCATCACCGGGCGCAGCTTTAGCAGGCGCGCGTCGGCCAGCGTGAGGCCCTTCGGCGCCTCCGGGTAGTCGACGAGGACGGCGACGCGCCCGAGCTTCAGCGTCTCCTCCGTCACCGACTGCAGGAGCATCTGGAAAGGCTGCCCTGCCGCGTTGACGTCCTTCAGCAGTTCCCTCGCCGACTCCGGCACCTCTACCCGAGGAGGCTTGCGGAACACCATGCCCGCCAGGCCGGCTATCGTCCGCCAGGTCGCGTTGTAGAACGTCGCCCTCTTCTTGTAGCTCTTGTAGTCGTCGGGCTCCTGCGCCTTGAGCTTCGGCAGGTACTTCTCCCCGGCGTCGTGCACGGCGTCCTGCCCGGCCGCGACGTCGCGGCAGCGCTCCCACTTAGAGAGCATGCCGCTGTACTCGGGATGTCGGCTGTCGACTGGCATGTCAGTTCTCCGATTCTTTCGGTTGCGGCGGGCGGCGTTTCACACGCCTCCCAGGACGACGCGCTCGATGCGGTCGTGGACGATCGGGTGCTCGTAGGCGATGGGGTAGCTCGTCGCCTCGTTTTGGTGGTCGAAGCCCGACTTCTTGTCGGGCTCCCCGTTGTCGTCGTAGGGCTGGCTCTCCAGGAAGCGCGCCACGGTCGGGCACTCTCGGTCGTTTACCCAGAGCCTGCCCTTCTCGAACTGCTTGTTCGTGGCGTTGACGCGGTCCTTCGTGGCCGGGTTGGCCCGGTTGGCGCGGACCTCGAACTTGGCCTGCTCCAGCAGAGCGATGTCCGACTTCGAGGCGTCGACGGTCTCGCGGTTCTTGCCGGTCGAGTCCGGGTAGACGACGATGGCGTGCCCCCTGTCCTGCCAGCGCTCCTTGATTATCCGGATCATGTCCGGCGTGTCGAAGACGTCCTTCAGCTCTGCTACGGCGTGCCAGCCGTTAGGGCGCTGCACGTAGCACGTCGCGGCCATCTTCGTGACGTTGAAGTCCATGCCGAAGAGCAGGGTCTCGGCGCGCCCGGTGGATGGGTCGCGCGCCGGGCGGATGGTCTCGTGCGACCTGCAGCGGACGCGGTTGTAGTTCCTGAAGACGGTTCCCGAGGTGAGATTGACGAACTTGCCGCCCAGGTAGGCCTGGCGGAGCTCGTCGGTATAGGCCTCGAAGAGCGCCGCGATGTAGTCGTCGGGCAGGTTGGCCTCGTTGTCGTAGGTAGACGCCTGCACCAGGCCGTAGTTCGCCTTCAGCGCCGGCCTCTCCTCCGGGTCCGACACGAAGAGCTTGTGCGTCGCGCGGAAGCCCTCCGGCGTGGTGGTCACGTCGACGCCGTTCCTGAGGCCGTCGCGCTTGATCCGCATGCGCGCCAGGATCTTGCGCCAGGCGGTGCGCGCCTTGGCCATGGCCAGCGTGTCCAGCTCGTCGGCCAGGGCGTGGCCGATGTTGAAGCCGATGATCGTCTCGGGCTTCTCCATCGACCGGCAGATCGTCGTGCCGCGGTAGCGGCCGCCGCCGTAGAAGTGGACCTCCTTGTTGCCCTCCATGGTCTTCGTGCGCATGCCGAACTCGAAGGCCACCTCCTCTATCGTCGGGTAGAAGATGTCGCGGATCAGCGCGTAGGTCGGCGCGAAGTACCCAGAGTTCACGCGCGGGTGCTCGAGGTGGTGTATGCAGGTCGCCATGCTGCCCGCGTAGGTCTTGCCCGAGCCGAAGCCCCCGACGTACGCGCGGTTCTTCTTGCGCATGGCCAGGAACTCGCACTGCGGTAGGTTCGCGGTGGGCATCGGACCTACTTTCCTCCCTTGACGAGCCGGCGCAGATGCGCCCCGCTCGAGACGAGCTCCATCCGCGAGAGCCTGAAGGACCCGACGCCCCTGCGGTAGAAGATCTTGGCGGAGCCGGTGCGCAGGTCCACGGCCACCGTGTGCAGCGCCGCCTTGTTCTTCCTGGCGAACGCCTGCTTGCGGGCCAGCGCGTACCCGTTCATCGTGATCTTGTCGTTCCTCTGGACCGTCAGCGTCTTCACCTCGACCCCGTGCAGCCTGCCCGCGCTCCTGAACGAGACGTCGACCGGCGAGAGGCCCGCGGGCCCGCCGCCCGCGCGAAGCATCCTCGCGACGGCCCTCTCCTGCTCGCGCCCGGCCGCCTGGTGCTCGCGCGAGCCGCCCGCGTGCGCCGCGCGGGCCCTGGCCCTGCGCGCCGCTCCGAGCGCGGCCTTCCTGCGCCTCGCCTCGGCCGCCGCCCTGCGCGCCGCCTCGGACCAGGCCATCTAGTAACCGTACCTTCTTCGGTGGACGTCCTTCGGGCCGTACTTGGCCTCGAACTTTGCCGCCCTGGCGGCCGCGGCCTTGGCCTTGAGCCTCTTCAGCACCCTCGAGTAGCGCTCGACGTTGCGGTTGGCCTGGCCGGCGGGGTAGCGCCCGCCCAGGGCCATCGACTGTAGCTCTCCCAGGTTTCGCCTGGCCGCGGACGCCTGCGCCTGGACCGAGCGCTGCCCGCGCCTGCCCTTGGCGCGCAGGCGCCTGGCCTCTGCGGCCGCCGCCCGGGCCGCGTCGCTCCAGGCCATCAGCGGCGCCTCTGGAATCCGGCCTGCACCGTGCGGCCGGCGACGACGCGCGCGTAGAGGTTGCGGTCGCGGGCCGTCTTCAGGTGCTTCTTGGTCCTCGCCAGGGCGCGCGTGCGCCTGAGGAGCTTGGCGTGCTCGCCGCGGTCCTGGTAGACGCCGTACGAGACCTCGACCAGCCCGGGCCGCGGCCTGCCGTGGCGCTCGAAGCTCGGCGAGCGCATCTCGGCGGCCACCATCGCGCGCCGCGTCGCCATGCTGACGGGCTGCCCGCCGACGAGGACGTCCCTGCGCATGGCCGCCATCTGCGCCTCGTTCTCGCCGACGGTCGGGATCCTGATCTTCTTGGCGCTCATCTTCCCGAGAGGGCCCCACTGCTGCTTCGACTTGCGCTTCCTCGCCAGTGCCGCCGCCCTCCTCGCCGCGTCGCTCCAGGCCATGTCAGCAGGTCCTCTCTATGATGATCCTCGCCAGCAGGTACGAGGAGGTTAGCAGCGACGCTCCCGCGAGCGCCAGGACGGCGACGAGGCCCCAGGCGATGTACTCGATCACCGCGATTCTCCGGAGAGAAAAGGGCCCCGGACGAATCCGGGGCCCGAACCACGCCCGGCGCACGGAGGGCGTGGGGAGGAGGCGAGAAAACGCGGCGCGGCGCGCCGACTGCGAGGGCGGCGCGCCGCGCCGAACGCCGCGGGCCATCCAACCGCGGCGGGCGCCTTGCGGCGATTGGAAAGCGGCCTCACGCCTTGGCCCCCTTGAACATGAGCGGCCTCCCGGCCGACTCGGTGGTGAGCCTGACCATGGTCAGGGCGCGGACGATGGACAGGAAGGACTGCGCCGGCCGCTCGTCGCGCTCTACCGTCCCGCAGAGCGGGCAGCGGCCGCCGGCCGGCACCAGGCGCACGGCGGCCGCCCTCGGGCATGAGTGCCGCCAGATCAACCTCGCCTCCGGGCATCCTTGAACTCGATGGTGACCGATACCGGCGGCGGCGCGTCGCCGTCGTCCTCGGCCCCTGCGCCCTGCTTGTCGCGGGCGAAGAGGCCGAAGTGCTTCATGAGCTGCTCCCTCACCGCGTGCTTCTTCGGGTAGTGCACCTTCGCGGTGGTCACGTGCGGCAGGAGTTCGCCCTCGCGGTCGGTCCCCTTCTTCCCGACGCGGAGCCTGGACTCGACCTCCGCGCCCTCGAGCGACAGGCGCACCTCTGGGGGCATGTCGCGTATCTTCTTGAGGTTGCCCTCCTCGTCGTAGAGCAGCGCCGGGTCGAAGCGCAGGTCGCGGGCCGCCGACTCGAGGACTTCCTCCGCGGTCAGGCCCATCTTCCTGGAGAGCTCGGCGCGGCGCACCGCGATCAAGTCTTGGACGTAGGAGTCTGCGAATAGTTTCGTCGCTATGCTCCGCGCGGTCTTCTCGCTGTACCCGCACGCGATCGTCGCCTGGGTCTTGTTCTCGTTGTGGGCGAAGAAGGCGTCGACCAGGCGCGACTTCCTCGCGGCCGCTCCGGCCACAGATGTCCCAGGCTTCGCCCCCTTGCCCCTCTTCGCAGTCACACCGCGGCCTCCCTGGCCCAATGTTCCATTCGCTTGTTGCTGCGCATTGTGGCCCTCCCGGCGAGGCATGTAAACGGCGCTTCAGGGTCTTTCAGCCGCGGAAAATTCCGTTTTTGGGGGCAGATCCGCTATGGCGGCGGCGCCGGGCGGAGGGCGGAAAA